AAATGGATATTGAACAGTTAACACATCATCAGCATCACGTATAGTTACCACTTGATGTATCGCAGAAGTTTGACCACAAGATACTCTAACAAGTGTTTTTACAGTGCTATCTTTTGTTTTATCAATTGTGCTATAAGTTATTGGTGAACTTGTTCCTGTAGCGTAAGAATTCTCAAGTCTAAGACTATTCTCAAAACCTGCAATTTGACCAGACACCAAGTATCTAAAAGTATCTGTGCTAGTTGTGGTTGTACCTAATCCAACAACATCACCATTTACTTTAATAATATTAGATGTATCATTAATTAATTGAAGTTTAATAAAATTATTTTCAAACTTACTTGTTAATATTCCTACTGAATTTGAGGAAATTCCATTTTGTTTATCAGTAAATATCTCAGATGTAACAACATTTGTTCCATCAAAATCTAAAATTATTTCATTATAATTTATTTCTTTGGTAACTAAATCCTGTATGAATATTTTTGCATAAAATCCATTAAAGTTAGTTTTTGGATATTGAACGATAGTTTCAGTTGTTGAAGCTGCTATTTCCTTACCTAAACCTGTTAAACTTATATTTCCAATAAGATTTGTTCCAATACCTAATGAATTAGTATCGTAATTTGTTTTCAATACTTTTATATTATGATCTCTTGTAAATTTTTCAACAGGATTAAATAATAAATTTCTTACACCATCTTGTTTTTCTGTGTCAAAATCTCCTAATTTTAAATTTGTATTATTATTCAAACCAACACCAGCAGTATCTGATGATTTTTCAACTAAAAATGTATCATCCTCAGATGTATAAACAATTAATTCGCTTAATTGAGTGTCGAAAGTATCAGGATCAACAATTTGAATAATATAAGATTGGTATATATTAGATATTTCTTCAATAACAGAATTATTTGCTTTAAATCCAGCACTTGAAAATCGGTCACTTACATCATCATGAATCAAAACTCTATTCGATATGCATTTACTAAAATCTGTTAATTGCTTTGTTTTTAATATTAAGTTATTTGATTTATTTCCAATTCTATCAAAATCAGTTGCAAAATCAAAATTATTGATAGCATCAACTCTTAATGGATCATTTAATAAATCAATTACTACTGCTGAAGATGAACTAGCGGTTTGTATACCAGATGGTGTATTTCGCTGAATGGTTGTATCAGCAAAATTTTTCATTCCAGCAGGATGAACTAAACTATTAACTGTATTGATAAATTTATCCCAGACTATTGGACTTCTTACACTGTAAGATAAATTTTGATAATAATCATTATCGGGAATTACTTGAGTATCAAGATTTAATTTACCAACATCATCTAACCATCCATAATCTTGACGAGATGAATAATCAATTTTAAATAATGATTTTTTATAGTTTGCACTTACTATCTCAGCTGATACATTAGTAGTTTTACCTACAATTCTATCTCCTGTTCTAAGAACAAATAAACCATCAACTTTGATATAATCATCTCTTATTTCAGTTACTATTAAAAGATCAGTCTCACTACCATTTACAGTTAATTCTTCATTTAATAAGAATTGACCTCTACTTTGAACTGGGACAATTTGTGGTAAATCATTTTTATTCACTATTGTTGCATATCCAGATTGGAAAGTTTTTGCAATACCTGGATTTGTAGTAACACCTGCTAAACTAAACTCTAACCTTGCTCTTGTCCCTCCAATATAGTTGCTAACTGTAAAATAACTATAATTATGATCGATTGAATTATATCCATCTCCTTGTAATACAGTCGATGTTGAAATGCCTTGTTGTGTACCAATTCCAACTTCATTTATTCTTTGGATACCCTCGACAAATATTTCATCTCCAATCGCAAATGGTTGAGGATCTGGGAACCCATTAAAAGGTGTCTCAAGAAAACAAGTTACAATTCCACTTAATCCATCTCGATTAGATTGAATTGAATTTATACCAATACCGTTTGAATTATTAATTGGTATAATTGTGTGCTCAACAGAGTCTAATCCATTTATTGGTGCTACGACCTCTACTTCAGTTACAGATTGATTTGGAACTGATGCGATCATTGATACATCATCAACCACTGTATTAGAAATAGGATTGAATACAACTAAATTTGGGGCAGATGTATAATTTGATCCTCCTGATAATATTTTTACAGAATCTATTACATCTAAATTATCAATATCAACAATTGGAGCAGCAAATCCCTCTGGTTGTAAAGTTTTATCTGATGAATATTCATAACCAATATTGTTAATTCTAAATTTCTTAATTTTACCAATAGATTTAGAATCTGGAACAATATTAGCGTTTATACCATCTACTGATGATACTGATTTAAATGTTGGTAACTTTTTATAATTAAATCCTTGAGAATTTATTTTAAGATCTTTTATCGCTCCAGAGGTATTTTTAGAATTTGTAGAATATTCTAATACTTCACAGTCTGCTTTGTCATAATTTAAAAATTCTGGAAGTCTAGGTGAAAACTTAAATGTTTCATCTGTAGTATCGAAGATAGTATACTCACCATTAAACAAACTATCAATAAAGACTATTTGTGAATAATTTACTACATCGGTATCTGATGTACTAATAAATTGACCTTTTTCTACACCATAGTACAATATACTAGGTGTTGCAGGTGAATATGAAACTGTTAGAGCAGCTCCTGCACTACCTACACTACCTGTTGATGATACATTAAATGAGGTAGAATCTGAGGAACTAGTAAATTCATTCTGTAAGTTTTCATCATAAAATAATTTAAATTCATAACCAGATAAATTTGATGATGATAAATCAAAAGTTAATTTTGAATTTTTTATTGAATTAATTTTTGGATTAATTGGTGATATTTTTTGACCACTACCTCCAGTATTTGCTGTAATTAAAACTGTTCTGACAGGATCACTACTCAAATCATTTAAAGTTTCAGCAAGTTGAAAATATCTATCACTAACTTTATTAACGTAATAAGAACCAGTTGATAATCCTGTTGCCGATCCCTGATAGAAAACTTTATCACCTGTAATAAATCCGTGATCTTCTATGTCAATTTGATTTGTCTCTACATCAGCTGCATTAAATGTGAGTGGGTTTATTAATAATTTTTCAAATTCACTATTATAATCAACAACAACAGGTACGGTTGTTCCAATACCAACAGATAGATTTGGAATTACATTTATTTTTACTTGATCACCATTTTTTAATCCGTGAGTTGTGGTGTTAGCTGCTGAAACATTAGTGGTAACAGTTGATGTAATCTTATCAACATCACCAGTAAGTTGTGTGAACTTGGAAGTTAAATTATAGAAAAATGTACTTATACCTGAAAATCCAGATAATTGACCAGCATTAGCAGCATTTGATCTAAAATATAATCCCTGACTTGTTGATCCAATTGCAACCGTTGATAAACCAATATAATTTTCACCTTTTTTAATTACAAATAAATCTATTGATGTTTGTGCTTGATTGCCAAATGGAATATTAAATGAATCTGAGTTATTAGTTGTAGGTGAAACTAATATTTTATTGTTAGAAACATTTGGAACATTTAATGTTACAATTTGACCAGTTCTGAATGGATGATTTGGTAAGTAGACCTGTCTTTCTGGAATTTGTACTACAGTAGAAGTTTCACCAACATCAACTGTGACAGCAGATCCAATTCCACTTGTGCCAAGTGCTAGTGAATGAACTGGGTTAAAATAAACTATATCTTGATCTTTTGATTCAAATTCATCTGTTTTTACAGAAATGTCAAATTTATTATTCAAACTATCAACATTACTTCCAAATGTATGTGCAATAGCGACTGCACCCAAATTACCTTTACTTCTTAGTACTCTTATAACCCTTTCTGTAGGGAAAATATTCAACACCTCTAAAAATTCAACTGAAGTAGTATTTCCAGAACCTACTTTAATGCTTCCACCTACTGATAAACCATTTGGAATTTTATTAACAAAAATATCTTGAACTCGTGCCACACCTGATGGTTTCAATGACATCGATTTTGCTAAACCAACAGTTTCTGTTCTTACACCTATATTAAATGTATTTGTTAAATTTTTAATTGATGTACTCAAACCAGAAATTTGCACAGCACTCAAATTAGTCAATTCGATTGAAGGAAGTAACCTAGCCTGTACTGTTGAATCATTTTTCCTTGTAAAAACAACGGATTCAAATGATTCTAGTTTTGTTTCAATTGTTGAAATACCTAATCCGACTATTTGATTGACCTCTGCAGAAAAACCTGATCCACCAGTATCAATTTCATCAAATACAACTTTATCTCCTACTTTATAACTACTACCACCATCAAGAATTATTAAATTTTCAATACCACCTTTCTCTACAGTTTCAACTTTAATAGATTGTCTAATAATTTCATTTGATTCAATAATAAAATCATTATCAGCAAATTTTTCACCGACACTGTAAGGAAAAGTATTTCTTAAAAGGTTTGAATTATTAAAATCAAAATCTTGTGTAAGTTTTTGATTATCCTGTATTAATGGCAATTTGTATGTTTTACCTATGAAATATGGATATACACCTGACAATTTACCATTAATATCTTTCTCTACCGTTGCAAAATATGCATAGATTCCATTTGGAAACTCTGGAGTTTTAGAAAAACGACCATTATGCGAATCTAAATCTCCAGTATTATTAAGAATATAATCTTCATTGAAGAATCCTTCTTCAAATCCAGATGGTCTATTAAATACTTGGGTTATATCTTTTGAATATGATGGTGTTAATATTTTAATTGGTGAATTTATATTTTCAGGATCACTATATCCAAATGGCCCGTATATTGGATTTCCATCATTTGCCCAACCAATGATAGGAGAGTGTTTTGTCTGTGTTACAAATTCTCCAGAATTATTGGTGGTAAATGTATCTTTTTCAAAATCTTCAGCAATTTTCTGTGAATATGATAATATACTATAACTTAGATTTAAGGGTCTTTCAACAAAAGTTTCACTTCCAAATCTAAATTGATCATTTAAAGTTAAATTTCTTAATCTTGGAATATATAATCCATTTTTACCTCTTGATTCGACTGTTATTTGAATCGTATTTGGATCATAACCAATACCAGAATTTATAATAATTACATCAACTAATTGTTTATTTTCAATTACAGGTCTTAAAATAGCACCTGTTCCAGTTGAATCACTTACAACTATTTTAGGTGGAGAACTATATTCTTTTCCTTTATTTGTAACTACTACACTTTTTATTTTACCATTACTAATACTCGCTTTAACACCTGCATTTTTACCTGTTTTTAATTTTATATCTGGAATATTTTCGTGATTAAGTATATTAGATCCATAATTTGTTCCTTTCTCATAGAGATACCCACCAGTTAATGATCCAATTACAACAGGTGTAAAATTAAAATCACCTGTTACAGTGCTTCCATATACAACTTCTACATTAACTTTGATCTCTGGATATGTAAATATTTGATAACCTGTACCAGTTGATTCTAAATCTACAAATTTACCTCTATCAAAGTTAGATTTATTTGTTGCTCCTATACCAGCATCAGATAATCTAAATGAATTATCATCCAATTTCATAACATAGTATGATGATGTAGTTGATAAACCTTGAATTGCTCCAACTGTCGATGAATACTCAACAATATCTCCATGTTCAAACCCATGATCATCAAATATGATCTTGTCATATGATGTAGATATTCCAGATTGTGACACCCTTAATTTGCGATGTTGATAACCTGAACCAGAATTTAAAACCTTTACACCAAGAATAGTGTTTTTTGAATCTGTTCTAAATTCATGAATACCATTCGCATTAAAATCTGTTGCGATACCGATTGTATTAACACCGACTGCACCTCCTGTGTTAAATTTGGCATCACTCTCTGTGTTAAAGATTCTTATTGTCGTGGAGTTTATAACTCTGACAAAATATGAATCTCCATCAGCGAGTGTTCCATCAATTACTTGGGGGGATGTGGTGTTGAATGCTGGTCCAATACCTAAAGAACTATAACCATTATTTTTATAAGTTATTTTTTGACCAGTTGCTAAATTATGTTTAGTCTTAAATGTGATGGTTTCTTCTGCAGTATCCAAACCTCCACCAAAAGAATTAGGTCTCGCATCAAATTCGATTGATCTAAATCTAGCACCTGTTAATGCCTGTAATTCACATCCTGAACCATTTCCCCCTGTTAATGAAATACTTTTAACACTTTCAATATCAAAATCTTGAGGATCAACAAAAACATTTTCAACTGAACCTGATAGAATTGGTTCAATCAATGCGGTTGTTCCTGTGCTAGATTCTACTTCAATGGTAGGTGGATTAATAACATCATAATCACTACCCCCATTCGCTAAATCAATTTTTTCAATTGGACCAAAAAATATTCTATCATTTGATATAGATGATCTAATTTCGACACCATTTTTTAAAATTCCTATATCATCTACTACATCATCTTTATTTGAGGTGACTTGTAAATTCTGTGATAATGGATATTTTCTTAATATCTTATTTGATGATAAATCTTTACCACTATGTCGTTGTAAAGTGAATACGTGTTTATCCAATGCAGAAGATCCTGCACCAATTTGAACTGTGCTTGCAGAACCTATTTGTGATCTTGATAAGTATAACGCCACTCTACTGATTTTTGTATTACCAGTTTCAGGTTGTGGATCTACAAAATATAATTGACCATCTACTAAACCAGATGCTACAGCTGCAGGATTATTATTAATTGAATTAACGTCTTTTTGAACATTATATACTACTGCATCACCCTCTAAAAACTTAATATCCTCACCAACTGGTGGATTAAATTTTATAAAACTAAATTTATTTGAATCTGATTCATTAACACCAAGTAGAGAATTTTGATTAAATTCAGTGCTTTCTACAACTTTTTCTAAATCAATACTGTAACTAGGTAGTGAATTTGATGCAACGTAACCGTCAACTGCTCCATCTGTATATACATTAAGAACATCACTTATAATATTATCATTTCCTTCTTTTATTGCAGTCTTCGTGCTTTTTGCTTTTGATATGATTCTTCTGATATCATATTCCTCTCCTGCAGCAGGAGTAAAACTTAAATTTGATACAGTTATTTGATTTAATTGAGTATCAACTGTTTCTATCGTGCAAGAATCCTCAATGATCTGCTCATTTCTTCTTAATACATCAAATTTATCACCAACTCTTAATGATGCTTTATCAATTTTAGTTTTTAATTTAAAAGTAGCACCAGCGATCTCTACTTGAAATCTTGAACTAGTATTATATTGCCAAACATTTGCAAAGATTTCCTTGTAACTCTCAGCGTTGTTGTTTATTTTTTCACCAACATTTTTGACGTATATGTTTTCTCCTTCATTAACTAAATTAATATCATCAATTGTTTTAAAATCAGATAATACTCCAGTAATTCTTAATTCAATTTTTTTATTTAAGTCACCATCTTCATAACCAAATATATTTTCATTAATTCTTATATCATCAGCAGTTGATATATTTGATACTACACCAGTACAACCAAAGAATTGATTAACTGATTTAGATGTATAATCAATTGTATTTGATCCACTTATAATTGTTCCAGTGGCACCAAAACCAATTGTAGAGTCTACTGAGATAATAGATGATCCTATTGATACTGGATTTATTACTTTTGTCTTACCTGAAACATTAAATATCCCCTGAATTAAGTCACTATCGCTATATCCTACAAACAATGATAATTTATAATATGATTTACCCTCTCTAGTAAATATTTCTACCTCAGATACAGAGGCATTTGTGTTTAAATCATTTGATTTAAATATTGTTTGTCCAACTAACTTTGATGGATCACCTGTTTCAGTAATTAGATCAGCAACTACTATCTCTCTTCTATTAAATTCTGCCTTTGATGGTTTTATTAAATTAGATTCAAGATCTAGAATTTTAGACTCAACACCAAAAAGAACTTTAAATAATATTGTTATCGATTCTTCTGTTCCTTTTGCCTGATAAAAAGAACGTGCGAATTTAACAAAATTACCAACATCTAACTGAGTTGCTAATGTAATATCTTCAAATCCTGGTAAAAATGTCCTTTTTAATTTCTTATAAAATTCTTGTAAGAATAGAACTGATAAGTTTTTTACTTCAGTGCCTGAAATGTGACTCGCAGCACTTGTATCTTCAAAAGTTAGTTTTTCTTTGTTAACATCTAATAATGATGATGAGACTCCGACATTATATCCAGTTATACCACTAAATCCACGTAGACAACCTGTAAAACTGTTTGTTGTTATGCCTGTGTATGAAATAATTTCATCATTTATTTTAATTAATCCATATTCACTAGGAAATCCTTTTGTACTTGGAACATTAATAACCGTATCAGTTGTTGAAACATCTGCAGTGATACTTGTTAAACCAACTATAACTTCAGGAACTAAATTATCAACTTTTTGATATTGATTAAAATTGTTAATTAAATCACTAACACCACCTTGAAATTCTTGAGAAATATAATACTGTTTGAAAAATTCTACAGCATTTGGAAAATCATTCAACAAAAATGTTGGTAATTGATTTTCAATAATGGTATTGACCTTTATTCTTTTGTCAATTTGTGACATAAATTATTTCCTCTCTAAAACTCCATTTGAGTAACTTGAGGTATAGTAGTCTCTAGTAAATACGACACCTGAAACATCTTCTCCTGATGCAATTACGTCTTTCAACATATTTATCGAACTATTTGAAACGTCAAATTTAACAAATAAATCCTTCAAACCAACCACATCATTTGATTCAGGAAACGCTTGAACCTCAATTAGATTATTATCTGCTGCAGTTGATGAAATATTGATTGTATTTAATAGTATCTCACCCTTTAGATAATCAACACCACCTGCCTCTTTAATGACTACAATTTGCTGATCTTTTTCATTTCGGGTCACAACAGAGATTGTTCCTTTATTACTACCATCTAAATTCCCTGCTGAGTCTTTATTTGGAACATCTGTAAGAAAAACAGTTCCAGTTGTTCCAGATAAAGTAAATCCTGTACTCTTAATATTGTATCCTGCAGGATTAATATGAAAACGATTACCAAAACATAACTCATATTGTGCAAATTGATTTAATAATGCCTTTAAATCTCTTCTAATTTTAACTCTCGTTATATTTGAGGTAATCCCATCATTTACACGATCAATTAATTGACTTAATTTACTATATTTGAAACGACCTCCAAATTTATTAATCTCTACATTATTTGAATATAAATTTAAAGCAGTCATTATGTCTGACTTTAAATCAAGTGATGATGCAATTTGTGCTGGATTATAGTATACATTAGTATCAATCTCAATATAGAGAATTTTCAAATCAACAATCTCATTATCAATACCTGCAACTGCAAAATTCTTCAATTTATTTTTTATTATTGTTTTATCAAAATCTGATACAAAAGTTCCATTTTTTGGTTTTATACTTATTTGCACTTTACCAAATTGTGGTGGATCTAATTCTTCACCACCCACTACTGATACTGACTCAGTTCGTGGGAAAATATTACCAATTATTGCTTCATAATCTCTTGGTGTAACTGCTCTGTATTGTGCTGAGTAAAGTCTTGGAGCAAAATACTTAATAGAAGACACATTTTCAACATCTGCCCCGTCAGTGGCATTAGAGACGGTAGTTATTGTAACAGTGTCTGATGGTGTGAAGAAAGTTCCATCATCTTTTGAAAAAGTTCCTTGAAAATCAAATTCACTTGGTCCGTTTCCATCTTTTCCCTCAGTAACAATATAAGTTGCGATGATACGTTGACCATTTTCTAATGCTTTACCGAATAAACCATCTCCAAATAATATTTCAAACTTTTCATCTTGAACTTCCTGACCAAGATAAATCTCTGATGTTTTTGATAAACTAAGAATATTATCTACTTGAGAGTATTTTCGTCCTAAACTTGTTTCACCTTGAGCACCAACATATACTCGAAGTGTTGAAGTATCAATATCTGGACTATCAATAATATATCTTTGATCTATGGATGCATCAACAAGATAAGTTCTTGTCAAATAAGTTCCTTCAAATATTGAAATTTCATCATCAAATTGTGCAAATGAGTTTCCACCAATGTCAACTATTCTTGATGACGTAATATCTTCAGGTAGAGAAAATCTAAAAGTTGTATTTTCAACTGATCCAATACATACAAGACCTGCTCGTAATTTTAAAAATTTTGTTGTATTATCATTTGTTGTGCCTAAATCTATATCATCGAGTTTAATTGTTGCAACAGCGGCTTTTCGACTTCGGGGAACGTATCCTATATTACGTGCTAATGATACTACATTCTCCCTAACAATAGCAGAATCAAGATATGCCTCATTTGCAACTAAGTTAGCATTAAAAGCATTGATATAAGTATTATACGCTAAAGTATCGATTAAAACCGAAAAATTAGAACCTTCAAAATCAAAACCATCAAAGTTTGAATTTGATCTTAAAAAATTTTTAATTTGGACTTTAATATCATCAAAGTCGAAACTTGTAAATTGAGTAAAAGGCATATTATCTCGTTGGTTCTAACATAAAAGAAAAATTTTGTGGAGGTAGATCTGTCCCCTTAATGTTAAAAAATACTAGCACATCTAAATTATTATCATTTGGTCTTGCAGTTACTTGTACATTCACATTATTGACTCTTGGTTCAAAAATATCAAGAGTATTACGAATTTGATCCTCAATAATAGTAACTGTGGAGCGAGAAAAATTTTCAAATAAAGAATCACGTATATCAGTACCAAGTAAAGGGTTAAAAAACCTCTCTGTTGGTATTGTTTCTACTAAATTTCTCACTGATCTTACAATCGCACGTTCATTTATCAATACAGGCAAGTCTTTTGTCACTGGATGAGGTGAAAAAGAAAAACTTATATCTTTGAATGACCTTGATTTGCGTTGTATCGCCATTAAATAGTACTTTTAGATTTATTTATACCTAATCATCAACGATTTAATAATCGGATTCGATGTTTTTTTGATTTTAATCCTTTAATTACAGAATTTGCGATTATTTTTGGATCTTTATCTCCACAAGTATAAAAATCAGCAGATAAACAACCTTTTTCTGGCCACGTATGAAGAGAAACGTGACTTTCTGCGAGTGCAAAGACGATAGTACACCCATATGGTTCAAATTTATGAATAAAAGTGTTCAATATCCTACTTTTTGACTTCATAATACCATTAAATAGCAAATCTTTAAGAAAAATGTAATCATTCAGAGCATCAAACTCTGCATCATACACCTCAAGAAGTAAATGTTTGCCCATTTCTTGATTTTTCATTCTAATTCAGGTGAAATTTGAATTTCAACGACCTCATAATCATCTTCTAACACTTCTTCAAGGTAATTTTTGTCCCAATAATCATAATAAGTTGTTTTTGCGAGTTTTTTTCTTGCTTCTGTCAATTCCTGACGAGGTTGACAGAGCACAAGATTGTATTTTCCGTTACTTGTTTGTATTCCTTGTATATAAGTCTTCGTTTTTCCGTGATCTGCAATGAATTTATAGTCAGGATAGTTACGATTATAGTCATCAACTGCGTCATATAAGAAATTTGCATCAATATCATCTTCAACCACATATATTACAACATTATATTCATCATTTGGCATAATTTGACTTAACTTTTCGTCAATAATCACAAAATTTGCATTTGATGCATAAGGACATATTGCAAAATTACCCAATTCTGGTCGAATTTTAGATAATTGACCAATCCAATGTAAAATATACTTACTCTTCTCGTCTTTCATCGGGTGTCGTCCAGAAATAATCGTCACAATCACCCAATCGACCCCAATTTACATCATTCTCAACTTCAAAAATACGTGTTGATACCTTAAAATCAGGTGTTTTTACTGGATCAGGTGTCATTGAGGTGTCAAAAATACGACAACGGTTGTTTGGATAGAGACAATACTGCCCATTACGAAGTTCAATCAGATTAAATGACTTATGTTCATCAGGCATCTCACTTGTCGAGGCATCAATCTGGTCAAAATCACCGTGATAGTTGTCTAAAGTACAAATGTACTGCCCTTTTTGGTTGCCGAAATGCCTTGTACGACATTCCCACTCCATTGGTGCGACAAATTGCTTGACAATTACCGTAAAATCATAGTCCATACAGTTCCAAAACTGTAGATTTACCAAATCCATATCAGGATCTGGTTTCTTTGGTGATGATGTAAATGCAGAAATCGGCAATTTATCATACATTGCACCATATTCTGGTAAATAAGTCTCAAAATAGAAAGCACGACCTTGTATTGACTTGGCACATACCCAGATACCCTCTACAAACTCACCTTCCCCTGATTGAAAATCA